ATAGCGAAGGAACTGCCAACAAACAATTGCGACATGCTGGAAAGCCCGAATGGGAGTTCAAAGAAGAAACAGAAAAGGTCTTTAATTTTTACATTCAGTTCTTAAAAACTAAAAATAGCGCGTGGTTAAACAACGCAGAAAGGGATTAATATAATGGGAAAGCTATCAAAAGCAAAGCAGTTGACTGATGCAGAAAAATATTGCATCCAAGGTATGCATTACAATAAGATGTCAGCACAAGACATTTCCAAAACCCTCGGCAGAGAGGCCGAAGAGGTAGAGACCTATGTAGAATCTTTAGAACAAGAAGAAGACCGTACCTTTATTATAAACGAAACAGGAACAGGTAATAAAGGGGTAGCCATTATGACTCAAGCTGGCTCTGAACGAATAGATGCAGCAAGAGAAAGACATGTTGCTCCACGCAACAATGCCAATACCATTCACTCAATTCATGACTAAAAAGAGAACAAACAAAAGTCAATATCCCTCCCGCTACTCTCCCGGAGGATGGGTTTCTGCGCCGCAATACATCACTGAATTAATTTGTGAAAAAAAGGCTCAGAAAGACCAAAAGGAACTTCCAATAAAGTTTTGGGAGATTAAGGAATGGCGTAATTATTACAGATATCAAATTACGCTTGCCAACAAACTCCTTAAAGAATTTCCGGCAGACGCTATCATAGCTGCGTTGAAAGATAAGAGGTGCTGGAAGACATATTCTCTTCGCGCCCCCATGTTGTATGGTATAATTCAAGAGAAGGACAGCGAGATTGTAAAGAGAGAGTCTGAAACAAATTATGATGTGCCTGAAGAAGACAACATAAAACATAAAAGTGCTAACAAGAAACAGTCTATCATATCAAAACTAAGAGAGCTTGATGAATAAGGATATTATTAAAGAATACGGTAACGTTCTTCATGATCCTTCAGTAATAACAGATCGCCCCCTCAAAACTCTTTCCGTAAGCCCTAAAATAGACATTGCTCTGGGGGGCGGAGTACCAGAGGGTTCTCTGTTTATCATGACAGGCCCAGAAAAGGTTGGAAAAACCGTAACAGCCCTTGCATTTTGCGCAAACGCCCAAGAATACGAACGAGATGTATACTATGCCAACATAGAGGGGAGGCTAAGAAAGCGGGACTTAGAAGGCATTAGTGGGCTTGATCTTAATGCTGAGACAATGCAAATTATTTCCTCCACCGAGGGCAATATTCTTTCAGCAGAAAAATATCTGTCAATAATAGACAACATAGTCCACACAAAACCGGGATCAATAGCGGTAGTGGATTCCTTCTCGGCTTTGGCGAGCGAGTCTGAGCTAACAGGGGACCTAGCAGACGTGCAAGTTATGAGTGTACAAAAAATACTGGCTAAGTTCTGCCGCCGTATATCAAATGCTCTACCTATAAATCGAGTCACCGTAGTGGGAATTACTCACTTGATGGCAAACGTTCAAAAGTTTGGTCGTGGAAAAGCTAAAATAGAGAAGTCTGGGAGTGCTCTTAAGTATCAAGTGGATGTTAAGCTACATGCCAGCCACTCGCAGCCCATCATGCAGGGAGATACCCAGATTGGACAGACTGTAAATTGGCAAGTGATGACCTCTGCCATCGGGCCGCCGGGACAGAAGGTTGCAAGTCACATCAAATATGGTCGAGGGATCTGGAAAGAGATGGAGCTTGCCGACCTTATGGTTGACTTCGGCCTTGTTGTCAAGTCTGGATCTTGGCTCAAGCTTCCTAACGATGAAAAGATTCAGGGAAAAGTAAATCTCGCATCCTACCTAGAGGAAAACCCTAAAGAGTATAAGAGCTTTGAAAAAGAAGTATTTACTATGGTTGGAATTGAAAAGTGAAAATTCGAGACCTAAACAATGAAAGTAATAATTGGAATTTGCAAGGATACGTAACAAAAGCAAATGACACAAGGCCTCGTTCCAAGCTACACTTGAAAGCAAAAAACCTTCTCGTTGAACTTTTTCCTACGGTCCAGATCCTAGAAGAAGTAGCCATACCGATCACAAGAAACGAAAGACTCTTCTTTGATTTCTATATTAACACCCTCAAGTTAGCAATAGAAGCCCACGGAGAACAGCACTATAAGTTTAATCCCTTGTTTCACACGTCTGCGCAGGATTTTGCTCACCAACGAAAAAGAGATGCGCGCAAAAAGGAATGGTGCGAGTATAATAATATTACATACGTCGCACTTCCGTTTAATGAGAAGGTCGAAGAGTGGAAAAGCCGAATACTGCAACGGAACAATTAGCTAGACTAGACTCTGTTTTGGATGAGTACGAGTCCTCCATAGGACTACCTTCCTATGCTGCTGACTTCCATGAGCCCTCCGTTCATGAATATATGCAGATGGACAGAACTTCCATAGAAAAATTAACCCTTGAAGAGTGCGCCGAAGCTTCGCTTCTTTTGGGAGGCCTTTCTTTTCATGTGCTTCGCTCCCAGAACCGAGAAGTCGCTCGCGTTCAGTGGGCCCAGACATCGCTAAAGTCTGTTATTTCTGGCAAAGAAAATCAATACTCTGGTTCATGGGACAGCCAGTACTATCAGGCCATTAAAGATAACGACTACGCGAGGAAGCTTTTAGCTATTAAAAAATATGCCCAACAACGCGCGGATAGACTTATCCATATTGCAAGCTCCATTAAAAATTTAGCAGATCTTTTTCTGAATCTTCAGAGGGCGAAAGCTGGTAGGCGGTATGAATAAAAAAGAAGAATTGAAACGATTATTAAAAGGGCTTACCAAAGCTGAACTTATGGAAATTATAGTCGATTCCGAGAAGGAAATCGGACCCGATTGTCCTTCCGGAAATGTCGGAGAGGAGGGTGAATCCGGAGAAGAAATGGTTCACCCCATTGACTCCTCTAAAAAGAAAAGAAGAAGGGGAAAAGGAACCCGACGTAAAAATAAGGAAAAACAGCCTCCACGATCTAAAAGATCCACCAAAGCTTATGGAAATGACAAAGGAGATGCGTGTAGAAGTAGTGCCGTTGATACTTCTGGTGATAGACCAAATAAATTTGATGATTTTATGAAAAACACCGTGCTAACGGCAGCTGAGAAACAGGAGCTACAAGAAGCTTCGGCAGCTGACAACGAGAACAAAGGTCTAGATCGCACTCCCAGAACACGATCCTCGAATATCGTAGAGATAGAATGTCGCTCCTGTGGGGTCATAGAAGATGTCTCATCTTCAGTGGTATACGATATAAAAAGATGGAAATGTAACAAATGCTCATCACAGGCTTGTGATTAGAAAAACGGAAATTCAACCTTTTTAAATGACCACTTTTTCAAAACCAACAAAAAAACTTTTTTATTTATGATTTTACAAGACTTACCCGCAGAACGAGCGATATTATCTGGCATTTGTCGCTATGGATCAAGCGCATTCTTTGATGTTGCCGATATTATTGATGATAATAGCTTTACGATAGAATCTAACGTCTCTATTTATTCATGCCTCAAACACATTATAGATAAAAATGATTCTGCCGAAATAGACGTCCCTTCCATTCTTTCTGCGGCCAAAGAAATAGGATTAACCGGTTTCTTCAACACCCAAGAAGTCTCTCATCTAGCTTCCATAATGAAGTTTCCAGTTCTTCTGAAAAATGTTAGGTCATTTGCTGCTAAAATTAGAAAGCTACAAATAGCACGAATGATGTATGATCAGTTAGAACTGACAAAGGAAAAATACATAGATGTCAAGGGGGACGAACCAATTTCACAGATTCTTGGAATTGCAGAAGAGTCTATCTTTGAGTTCACATCTCTTTTATCCGACAGTGACGACGCTCCCGTCAAAATATTCAATGATGTGGAAGAATATTTAACTGAACTTTCAGAAGATCCAGTTGATCAAGTAGGCCTCTCTACTGGCTACCGTCGTTATGATTTTGCCATAGGAGGGGGGCTCAGGAGAGGTACCGTCAACGTAATTGGGGCGCGCCCGAAGGTAGGAAAAACCTTACTTGCAGACAATATGGGGGTTCATATCGCACGATCTGGTATTCCTGTATTGAATCTAGACACCGAAATGAGAAAGGAAGACCATCAAAATCGTCTCATGGCAATGCTCACGGGGGTAGAGATTAATGACATTGAAACAGGAAAGTTTGCAGAGAACGCAGCCTCAAAGAAAAAGATATTTGAAGCAGCCAAAGAGATTAAAAACCTTCCTTACTATTTCAAATCAATTGGAGGTACTCCGTTTGAAGATCAAATCTCAATTATGCGTAGATGGCTTGCTAAGGTTGTGGGGCTCAATGATAGAGGAAAAGCAAAAGATTGTGTCATAATTTATGATTATGTAAAGCTAATGGATTCTTCTGATATAAGAGGAGACATGAAGGAATTTCAAGTTCTTGGCTTTATGATGACAGCGCTCCACAACTTCGCATTGAGATATGAAGTTCCAATTCTTTCTTTTGTGCAGCTCAACCGCGACGGTATAAATAAAGAAACAACGGATACGGCGTCTGGGTCAGACCGCATCATTTGGTTATGTTCTAACTTTAGCATTTACAAAACCAAGTCTGATGAAGAAATAGCAAAGGATGGCCCAGAGCACGGCAACAGAAAGCTTGTGCCGGTTATTGCTAGGCATGGAGAAGGCTTGGAAGACAGGGACTATATTAATATTAGAATGAATGGTTCTTGTGGTAAAATAATAGAAGGACATACTGCGTTCGAATTAGAAGATGGTATTGACACAAACGATGATGACGAGCTCTATTCAGACAATGAAGACATCCCCTTCGTATAAATATGGCGACTACGGCAAACTAAAAGCCCTTTCGCAGATGGCGGTGCAATATATAGATCAAATATATGAATACTTTGGTACACGAAGCTCCTATAAAAATGAAATTTTAATAAAGTCGGTGTGCCCTATTCATGGAGGAGACAATCCTACGGCACTCAACATGTATTATAATGGGGACTACAAGGTGCACTACAAGTGCCGCACCCATCAGTGCGAGGAGGCTTTTGGAAATAGCTTTATACACTTTATTAGAGGGGCACTTTCTCGTTTTCGCCACAATTGGGAACACGAAGGAGATAAGGAAGCCACATTTAGCGAGGCAGTAGAGTTTTTGTTAAAATTCTTAGATCAAGATTTTGATTCCCTCAGTAGCGAAAATATAAATATCGAAAAAATGAAATTCGGGGGCCTTGTTAATAGCCTATCCACTCGGAAAGCTCGTGGAATTGGCATTACTAGGGAGGTTTATAGACAAAAAGTCCAAGTCCCTTCACAATATTATATAGAAAGAGGGTTTTCTAGAAAAATCCTTGAGGAATATGACATAGGATATTGTGATAATCCCAAAAAGCCCATGCACAATCGCGCCATTGTACCTATATATGACAATGATCACAAGTATATTGTGGGTTGTACTGGAAGAAGCATTTTTAAAAGGTGCACAAAATGCAATCATTACCATAGCCCTCACAAAGAATGTAGACATTTCCCTAAATGGTTGCATAGCAAGGGATTTCAAAAGGAAAAGTGGTTGTATAATTATTGGAGGGCCAAGGACCATATATTGGAAAGCGGAGTGGCCATACTTGTAGAGTCTCCCGGAAATGTTTGGAGACTAGCCGAGGCCGGGATTCACAACGTTGTTGCAATTTTTGGAACTGCCTTTAACAACGATCAAAAACATTTATTAGACGAGTCAGGAGCCCTTTCTCTCATTTGCTTAATGGACAATGACGAGGCAGGAAAAAAGGCGGCAGAAAAAATAGAACAACAGTGCTCAATGCTTTATAGACTATATTTCCCAAACTTTGACAGCAACGATATAGCGGAGCTAAATGTAGATAAAATAACAACCGACATTAAACCATGGATTGACAAAGCCAAGAATTTATACAAAGGATTTTAAAATGAGTGAGTATAAAACTTTAGCAATTAATTATTTGTGGCACAAGGCACTTTCTGATAAAGAAAAAGCACGCCTTTCTTTAGATTTGCTATTAGAAAACGGGGTAGGTATCGGAGATCATTCGACTGGTGACTACCATAAGAACCTCGACGAATCACTAGATCTTTTAGTGGACGCCGAAGATCGTATAGAAACCATCATTAGATATTATGGAGTTGCGAACGAAGGAGTATCGAATGCCGACGAATCTGATAGAAGCTAAAAAAATATACAGTATTGTCAATGACTATCTTGGCCTGCGATCAGCCAGAGAACTCACAAAACGTCTTGTGGCAGAGGTTGGCTCTGAAACCACCAATGACTCGTTAAGACAAAGCCTTCAAATGCTATACGACATGTACCATAGTCCCCAAAGCATCATTGATGTCCGGGATTGCGCTGCTCTTCATCACGACGATTAAGGAATAATCATGACCCAAATAGTTGCTTTTGCCGGTAAAAAACAAAGCGGAAAAAATACTGCTTGCAATTTTATTTTAGCTATGAAGCTTGCAGAACTTGCCTTATGTAGGGTTTCTCGCCTATCTAAAGAAGGGGAAGTTGAAGTTTCTGATATATTTGGTGAAAAGCAGCCCGATATGGAGTGGATTCCTTTTAAGGCTCCTTACATTGATGTTGAAGCCTTATTGAATAATGAGCTCAGCCGTTTCGTAAAGATGTATGGTTTGGCTGATACCCTCAAAGAAATGTCTATTTCCGTTTTGGGTCTTGATCATAAACAGGTTTTTGGAACAGACAGTGACAAAAATAGCAAAACCCACTTAAGATGGGAAAATATGCCCGCAGTCATTACCCCTGCGGAACTTAAACGAAAAGGAGTTTCAAAGAAAGGCGCAGAAAGCCTCGGCATGATTGTTCACAAAAAGGGCGACATGACAGCGCGTGAGGTTTTACAGTATGTAGGAACCGATGTGTTTAGGAAAATGAACTCTGACGTTTGGTTAAGCAGTCTTTTGAATAAAATTGAAGTCCAGTCTCCAGAAGTTGCTCTCATTTCAGACGTGAGATTTGAAAATGAAATTAAAGCTATACAAGAAAACAAAGGATTTGTAATAGGGCTCACAAGAGATCCTTACGAACAA